AGAATTAAGAGCAAGAGATTTATTCACAGCTCTATGGATACCTGATAACTTTATGAGAGCGGTTAAGGAAAGTGGTGATTGGTATCTATTCTGTCCTAACGACATCTTGAAAGCGGGTATTAAACCACTTCAAGAATGTTATGGAGATGAGTACGAATCAAACTACAACAAAGCGGTTGAAATGGGTCTTGGTAAGAAAATTAAAGCTCAAGATGTTTGGACTAAAATTGTTGAATCACAAATTGAATCAGGTGTCCCTTATTTATGTTCTAAAGACAATGCGAATAAGAAAACTAACCACCAAAACATTGGGGTGATTAAACAATCAAACTTATGTAACGAGATTTACCAATACACAGATGAGGAAACAACAGCAATCTGTACATTGTCTTCAATGGTATTAAAGAACTTTATTAAAGACGGTAAATTTGATTACAAATTGTTAATTGATGAAACAAGAAAAGTTGTTAGAGCATTGAATAATGTAGTTGACAAAAATAACTACTCAACCGAAAAAGGATTGAAGGGTGGTTTAGAGCAAAGAGCAATTGCAATTGGAACACAAGGTTTGGCTGATGTATTCTATTTAATGGATTACATCTTCACTTCTGAAGAGGCAAGAACATTGAATAAAAACATTTTTGAAGCAATTTATTTTGCAGCTATTACTGAAAGTATGGAGTTGTGTAAATCAGGAGGTAGAAAACCATACAAACACTTCAAAGGTTCACCAATGTCAAAAGGTATATTCCAATTTGACATGTGGGGATTAAATGAAACTGATTTATTATTGGATTGGTCATCTTTAAAAGAGGATGTTAAACAATATGGTGTTTGTAATTCATTGTTCACAGCTCAGATGCCAGTTGCATCTTCGGCTAAGATTACAGGTTCATTTGAAATGACAGAACCAGCTCACTCGGCATTATTTAATAGAAGAGTGGTTGGTGGTGAAATTATGATTGTTAACAAATATCTAATTAATGACTTTGAAAAACTCGGTATTTGGAGTGAAGACCTAAAGAATGAAATTATTATGAATGAAGGTTCAATTCAAAATATCAACTTTAACAATCATCTTGACCCTGAAGATAAAAACTACACTAAGAAAGTTAAAAGAACTGAACACTTGATTAGTAAGTACAAAACAATTTGGGAAATATCACAAAGAGAACTTATTGACATGGCGGCAGAAAGAGCTCCATTTATTGACCAATCACAATCAATGAATATCTATATGGCTAATCCAACATTGTCAAAGATTACTTCATCACATTTCCATTCATGGGAAAAAGGTTTGAAGACGTTATGTTATTATGTTAGAACTAAAGCAATTTCAACTGGAGCTAAACACTTAGCGGTTGATGTTTCTAAAATATCTCAACCTAAAGTTAAGGTTGAAATACCAAAAGTTGAAATAACAGAATTAATAAACAAACCTGAAGATAGTCCATTTGAGTGTTTTGGATGTTCAGCTTAAACATTAATAAAAATCCCAACTTATGTTGGGATTTTGTTTTTTAATCTATTTATAGAAAAAAACAACACATTATATTTATAGTTATGGCAAATGGTGTTACATATGGTATAAATTTTCCCTTCAGAGATTCACGAAGAGGTGACTATTTGGAGTTAACTGAATTTCAGTCTCAAGAAATTAAGGCTGATTTAATTCATTTATTGTTAACAAGAAAGGGTTCAAGATATTTTTTACCACAATTTGGTACAAGATTATATGAATTTCTTTTTGAACCATTTGACGGATTAACATTTAATGCTATTGAATCTGATATTAGGGATGCGATTGAAAACTTTATGCCAAACTTATTAGTTAATAGTTTGAGTATAACACCTGCTGACCCACAAGAAGAGGTAGATATTGCGACAGGTCAAAACTCGGTTGGAACTAGTGAATCATCAATATATAGATTCCCTGGTAAAGGAACTTCAGAATATACAGCAAAAATAAGAATTGATTACTCAACCAATGGTTCAACATTTGGTCAGAGTGATTTTGTAATTATCAATATTTAAATAAGATGGCAAATAACAGAATATCATACGCTAGTAGAGATTATCAGTCAATAAGAACTGAACTCCTAAATTACGCAAAAACTTACTATCCTGATTTAATTCAAGATTTTAATGATGCTTCAGTGTTTACTGTTTTCCTTGATTTAAATGCTGCGGTTGCCGACAACTTACATTATAATATTGATAGAAGTATTCAAGAAACTGTTTTACAGTATGCACAACAAAGGTCTTCAATTTATAACATTGCAAGAACATACGGGTTAAAATTGCCAGGTCAAAGACCATCAGTATCGTTAGTTGATTTTTCAATTACAGTTCCTGCCTTTGGTGACAAAGAAGATGAAAGATATCTTGGGACTCTATCAAGAGGTTCTCAAGTTGTTGGCGCTGGTATTGTATTTGAGAATGTTTATGATATTGATTTTGCGTCACCGTACAACGCTCAAGGTTTCCCAAACAGATTAAAAATTCCAAACTTTAACGCTAATAATATCTTAGTTAACTATACAATTACCAAAAGAGAAGTCGTAGTTAATGGTATTACTAAAGTGTTTAAAAAAGTTATTGGAGCAAATGACGTTAAACCTTTCTTTGAATTATTCTTACCTGAAAAAAATGTTTTAGGTATTACAAGTGTGTTATTAAAAAATGGTACAAACTACACAAATACTCCAACAACTGCAGAGTTTTTAGGTTTAGATAATAGATGGTATGAGGTAGATGCGTTGGCGGAAGATAGAGTGTTTATTGAAGACCCAACAAAAGTGTCTGACCAACCTGGAATTAAAGTTGGTAAGTATATTCAAACACAAGATAGATTTATAACTGAGTACACACCTGAAGGGTTTAAAAAGATGACATTCGGTGGTGGTACTAATACTGCTCAAGACCAATTGAATCAATTCACCACATTAGGTACAACATTGGAGTTACAAAGATATTCAAACAACCTTTCATTAGGTGCGACATTAACTCCAAATTCAACATTGTTTATTCAATACAGAGTCGGTGGTGGTTTGGCAACAAACTTAGGGACAAATGTTATTAACTCATTAGGTACCGTATCATTCTTTGTTAATGGACCTTCAGAGACCACAAACTCATCTGTTGTTAATTCATTAAGATGTGTTAACGTAACTGCGGCAGTTGGTGGAGCAGGTATTCCTTCACTAGAAGAAATTAGAAACTATGTGTCATTTAACTTTGCGGCACAAAAAAGAGCCGTAACAGTTCAGGATTATGAATCATTAATTAGAAATATGCCATCTCAGTTTGGAGCACCAGCAAAAGTATCTATTACAGAAAATGATAATAAAATTTTAATTCAAATATTATCATACGATACTTCAGGTAAATTGACTAATATTGTTTCAAACACATTAAGACAAAATATTGCGAATTATTTGTCAAACTATAGAATGATGAATGATTACATTTCTATTTTTACTGCGGAAGTAATTGATTTAAGTATGGATATATCAATTGTATTAGATTCTGCTCAGAATTCGGGACAAGTAATTTCAAGTGTTGTTGATAAAATATCCGCATATCTTAACCCGCAAACAAGACAATTGGGACAGAACATTTATTTATCTGAAGTTAGAAGCTTAATACAAAATACAAATGGAGTATTAACTGTTGCAAATATTGATGTATTCAATGAAGTTGGAGGACAATACTCTTCGGCAGAAACTTCAATGACATATGCCAACGAAGAAACAAAATTAATTGCACCTGTTGACGATACTATTTTTGCACAACCATCGCAAGTTTATCAGATTAGATATCCAAATAAGGATATTAGAATTTCGGTTAAAAACTTCCAATCAGTAACTTTTTCATAACAAGTTTATTTTATTTTTCTTTAGTTTATTATTTAGTAGTGTGAATGCCTTTAAAAATTCCACATAAACTATTTATAAATTAAAGTAACTTGATGGGTCAATCATATAGAATAAGGACTGAGTCGGGTATTAATAAATCTATTAATATTCAGTTAGACCAAGAGTTTGAATTTTTAGAAATTTTATCACTAAAAATTCAACAAGAGGATGTTTATGCAAAAAGCTGTGCGAATTACGGTGTTGTTGTTGGTAGAGTAACAGCAAATAATGGATTTGGGGTTCCTAATGCTAGAGTTGCGATTTTCATACCAATTGAATCTATTGACGAATCTAACCCAATAATTTCAAGTATATACCCATATAAATCACCAAATGATAGAAATGAAGATGGGTATAGGTATAACCTACTTCCTTACGAAAAATCATACTCAACACACGCATCTACAGGTACGTTACCAACAAGATTAGATAATTTAACAGGTAGTACCGCAGTTGAAATCTACGACAAGTATTATAAATTTACATCAAAAACAAATGAAAGTGGGGACTACATGATAATGGGAGTACCTCAAGGACAACAATCTGTTGTTATGGATGTTGATTTGTCTGATATTGGTGAATTTTCTTTAACACCTCAAGATTTAATTAGGATGGGTCTTGCAACAGACGCTCAAGTTGCGGGTAATAGATTTAGAACCTCAACTGATTTGAATTCATTACCGCAAATAATTAATGTAGTTAAATTTGTTGAGGTGTCACCGCTTTGGGGTGACCCTGAATTGTGTAGTATTGCAATTAACAGACTTGATTTTGATTTAAGAGATGACGCCAATGTTGATATTCAACCAACTTCAACATTTATGGGTTCTATATATAGTACTCCTGATAAAATGAGAATTAGACCCAATGCTAGACCTAAAGACAATTTTGGTAATATGTGTGGGTTAGTTGCTGGTCCAGGACAAATATTAGCAATAAGACAAACTATTGACCAAGACGAAGATGGAAATCCTGTATTGGAACAATATCAGTTAGAACAAGCTGGTAATATTATTGACGGTAGTGGTGTTTGGTTAACCGAATTACCAATGAATATGGATTATTTTATCACAAATGAATTTGGTGAAAAAGTAATTTCATATGACCCAACTGTTGGTATTCCAACTAAAGCCAAGTATAGATTTAAAATTAAATGGCAACAACCTCCAACATTAAGTGAGCAGACAAGAAGACCATATTTTTTGGTTCCAAATATTAAAGAGTATGGTTGGTCAAGTCCTAATACCGACCCATTAACTTTAACAGGGAATCCTAATAAAAAATTAGCTAGTTCATATTATTTTGGATTAGCTTGGAGTGGATACACAAATGGATTTAGTAAAACCTCTGGTAATGAATATTATGATAGACTTAATGAAATTATTGACTGCGAAGACACTTTTTATGAATTTAATTTTAATAAAGTTTATACAGTTTCACAATTAATTGATGAATTTAAAAAAGGTGGAAGGTCTAGATTTGTAGGAATCAAAGAAATTGATAGTGATGACTGTGAGTCAACTATCAATAAATTTCCTGTTAATGAAGGATTTAGAAATTTTGATTTATTATATTTCCTTTTTTCATTTTTACTTCAAATAATTCAATTAATAGGTATACCAATTATTTTTGTGGCTCGTATAATTATATTTATATACGCCATAATAATTAACTTTTTATGTTGGTTAGCAAGAAATATATACATTAGTATTTTTGTTCTTAGTTGGCATCCATTTAGAGATTTAACCAATGCTTTAGGTATTGATTGTGATAATGATATAAACACGGATATGGCATTAACCATGTTAACTTATCCTGATTGTGATTCCTGTGAGTGTAATGTAAAGGTAACACAACCAAAATTACAACCACTTAATCCACCAACTCAAATGGTGAATCCAACAGGTATGTTAACGTATTTTTCATATCCTGTAAATTACAATACTGAATTCCAATATTTTTATGAAAATGCTTCATTTGCTCAAAATGAAATTGATATGTATGTTCAAATTAGTTCTGAATCTCTTTCTGGTTTGAACAATTATGCTTTAATTAATGACCCAACAAGATATAAATTACCTATTTCTAATCTACTCAGATTACCAAGTGGTAGTGATGTTGCGGCATCATCAAAAGACCTACCTTTAGGTGAGAGGATAAATTTATTTAATCAACGAAGTAATTACTTTTCAGGTTTAAATAGGATTAAAGTTACGTTTGCGTCAAATTCAAACATAGGTAAATTTCACTACGATAATACAATAACAGTATTAGCAAATGCAAATAGTCAAACTTATAGTCCAGGCGATTTATTAGCATTTGTTAATCCAAACTCTAGTGATGATAAAAATTATTTATTTAGCGCGGCTACAGCTACTGAAGATATATTTGGTATTAGTGGTACATCTTATCACTCAGGAGCAGCAACAATAAGTGTTAATTATTGTGACCCATCATCACCAACGGCTAGTGCTCCTTCAGTACTTTATAGTTTACCATCTGGGTCAACAACTACTAATTATATATACCCATCAGACATTGAGTATTATCAAGTAGTTACCGCAATCACTGTTTCTCAAGCAATCTCATTATGGAATACGGGGTTAACACAAACATTTCCGAACATTTTAAATTCACCGACTAAGTATAATACTTGGCTTAAAACAGGAACAATAACTTCAATTGTAAGCCAAATTTCTGGTACAACAGTAAATCCATTGCAATTCTATGATAATTACACTGATGAGGTTATATTAATATTACAAAGAGGTGTTGACCCATATTCTCCAAAATACATGAACAAATATGGTATTGGTAAAATATTGGGGCTTCCTTCTGAAGATGATTTAACTATTGAAGTGGAAACAAGGATGAATATACCAATTCAACCGTTACCAATAAGTAGCTCAATTAGTGTTCAATCTTTTGCAAATCAAAATGAAATATATTATCCTTCATACTTCTTTAAACCAGGTATTGTTGGAAGTACAACACCTGGATTTGAATATTCATCATATACCACAAATAATCTTGGGTATTATGGTTCACTAGATGCTAGCAATTACTCTAGCACTTATATGGCTACTATTTCAAAAAAGGTAATAACTAAAACTTCAAATGGATTTTGGTCAACAAGTATTGGTAGCTCAACGTATGATTCAAGTGAGGATGTTTCAGGTATGGGTATGATGTCAATAACAAATTATACGTCAAACCCTTGTAGTATATGGAATTATTATAATTGGGGGTTGGGTTCTAACACAATATCATATAGAAATTGTACGAATACTCTAATTACTTTAAATGTTAATAATGGAGACTCAGGTAATATATGTGTTCTTAATGGGACATCTCCAAGTGCATCGGTATTTGCAACAATTTTTCTTACTAACACACCTACACCATGTTCAATTCCTGCTTTTTTTGCGGGTTCTTGGCCGACAGCGGTTATGCCATCAAGATATTATATTAGTAATGCGTTTGGAACTGCATTTACAATGTCAATTACCGATTCGGTTAAAAATGTTATGAGAACAGATAGACTACCAACATCTGACGCACTTGATGGAGGTTCTTGGTCGGTTAATCCTAGTATTTTACAACAAAATTTACAATTTCAAATTTACACAATAAGTGAAGCGGGACCAACATTAACCCAAGGATTTGGTAGTGGAGCATCTCAAGTAAGACCTGATATTGATGATTTACCTTATGCTGGTGAAGTATTAACAAGTTTTGATTGCCCTGGTATGGTACCATTGCCTTGTTATGAAGGTTTTGGTGGTACTTTTAAAGTTACCGCTCCTTGCAATAACCCAAAGGGGGCTGGATATAATTATGTAAAAAAGGGATGTTATATTTTACTTCACGACCCAACAGACCTATTCGGAGGTATTGAGAGGGATATTTTTACCATATGGCCAGAATGGGGTTATAGATTTAGGTTTATGTATGGTCTTTGTAGAGGAGTTTTATCACAAACATTCACTAATAATTGGATTAATGGTTCTTTATTTATGTTCCCAATCCAAAGTGACGTTTTTTATGACACACAAAATCAACCAATAGACCCTGAAATACCTCAAGAAATAGTTTATTTTGATAAACCAACAACGAATTTTTATTTCAGAAGTAGTCCATATAGTGATAACCAAAATAAATTTGTTGGTAGAAGAGCGGATGATACTGCGGTTAACGAGTTAAATTTAATGTTTCCGACAACAATTATTAATTTGGGATATAAAGATTCTTTTTATTCAGAAATAACTTTTGACCCATCAACAAAGGCGTATATTATACCTAGTTTAAATCCTACAAGTTATGGAGATACTTCTGATTTGGTAAATCTTTTTGTAGTATCAAGAATGGTTGACTCAAAGTTCTTAGAACAAATAACAAGTTTTGCAAATGATGCTATTGGTGTTTTGTTTTCAAGACCTGATGGAGGTACTGGTATTTTAGGATTTTTTACTCCACTGTCCAGAGTTGATGGTGACTTTGTTCAATTATGCTCAATTAATAGTGAAATAGGTAATATTAATTTTTCACCTGAATATTATGCAACAACAGCTACAAATTCACCAACAACTGTTTTAGGTAGTTTAGCTAACCCAGTAATGGCGGTTTGGTTTTCATCTACAACGGAAGATTTACAAACAAAGGATTATTTAACACCTGGTAGAATTAATTTTAGAACACCAAATAATAGTGCGAATTATCCATATCCTTATGGTATAAAATCACAAGTAGTCCCTAATTATCAATGGGAATTAAAAAGTAATATAAATAATATAATTTTTGGTAGTCAATTAAATAATTGGGCTACAGGCCCAAATGATATTGTTCAAGGTAGAAGATATCAATCACTTGACAGAACTTCATTGATTACACCAAATTATTTTATACCACCAACTGTGACAGCAAATGATTTAAATGCTAGAGGTTATATTTTTAGTAATGATATAAGTGGTAATTATGTGTCGGCTATTACAACTAGTCCTAATAAATTTATTGTTGGAGCACCTTTCCATTTTTATTTTGGAACAATAAAAGGTCAAACAGCTTTAGACCTATTTAAAAGAAAATACTCAGTAATTGAATAAGTACACAATCATACCAAGTAGTTTAGAATTTAAGTCAGCACCTTTTGTTGACCAAGAAATCTCATTGTCTTTAACACAACAGAGTCAAGAGATAACGGAATACGACAGGAGTCAAAGTATTAGTCTTGCCCAATTGTATGATGATGAAAGACAAGCTTGTACAATCTTTAGACCAACATTTAAAGTAAATTATTTATATTCAAACACATATACTGGAACTACAAGATACGTACCTTTTGTAAATAATTTATATTATACCGACCCAATAGTTTCAAAATCAAACAATATTTGGAAAGGGTTTCCTCAGTATTATGAGTTTGATTTTTTCAGACCCGATATTAGTGACCAACATATTAGATATCAGGCAAAAAGTGCTTACACTTATAATTGGACTTATTATATAAGTTATGCTCATACAAACAATTATGATAAAGATTTATATTATAATTTAAATGGGACAAGTTTAAATTGGAAAGCATCAGAAGGAATACCGTTTTATATTAATAACGGTCTTCAAAACGGTAGTAACGTTATTGCATTTCAATGTGTTGCACCTCATGGATTGACTGTTGGAGAGTACGTTGAATTATCGTTTAATTATAATGGAATTAAATTATTCCAAGTTTATTCGTTAGGTAATGGTCAATTTGGTAGTAATATTAATGTTTTTAACATTTACAATGTTGGATACACTGGAGCAACATTTGCTAATAAAGTTACAGGTACATTTAAACGAGTTATTGACCCTGAAATTATTTTAGAAACTAAGTCAAAATACTACGTCAGGGAACACAAAATTTTAACAAATGTTGGTGATTGTGTGATGACAAAAAACGCATTTGAAAAAAATGTTTTTAATGAAGAAAAGAAATTTGAATACAGTTCAATTACCCCAAATAATGTTTCAAGAGTATCTCAAAAGACCAGTAGTAATTCTTATAATATTACAGTTAATTATGATTTAAATATTAATAATCTTTTAGATAACCAAAAAAGACCTATTAGTGAATTGTTTTTAACTATAATAAATAAAGGATATACTGGTTATTTTAATAGACCAACTAATGGTGTTGGATTAAAACAAGGATGGGAGTTTAATTTAACTAAAACTTCTAATTTTTGGTGGGACGCAACTAATCTAAATTCAAATACAAATATACTAACGTCAAGTTATACTTTAACAAGTGGAGTTACTAAAACATTTTATTATAATCAGAATTTAATGTCTGGAGATACTATTGATGGTGATTTTTGTGAATGGAATGATTATGAACAATTAGAAAGAGTTGTTTCGCCATATTATCACAAGTTAAAATATAATCAAAATATATTTCAAACAACATCGGTAACAAGTACAAATGCGCCAGGGTTTTATTATGAGCCACACACTCCAATGACAATTAGAGTTTTCTCGGATTATGTTGAGACGGGAGATATTCAATTCGTTGATGGAGTACCTAGTTATGCGTATTTTTCAAACTCTGACCAACAATTTAGATGGAGAGATTTATATAGTTATGGATTTATTGATAATTTAGGTAGAGGTGTTGATTATCCATTTCTTAATCGTGCTCAGTATCCGTTTAAAGATACTCAATTTAGATTGATACCTGAAGGAATAAACTATAACTCCGCATTACTTGGAGTTCCTTTCCCTGTTAAACCTTTGATAGATGGATGTGAATAAAATACAAATACGAAAAAACGGATTTCTTAATCAAGAACTAGTTATACCAATAGAATTAACTTGGGACTACTTAGGTTTAGACCAAAGTATTGATGAATATGAGGCCGATATAATAAAAAAAGTTACTGGTGAATATGGTGATTTTGAAGTAACAAGATTTGCACATGCTCCGATTGCTGTTTCAGACCCTTATTCGGATAATGCATTTGAAGTTACTGATATTCAATATGAATTTAATTTTTATTCTGGAGGTACCTTAGACGATTCAGCAAATTGGAGAAACAATTATATGTCTGAAGGTTTTACCACTGATGAAATATATTATTATACAAATAATTTTTCAAATTCATTTTTTAAATTAGATTTCTACGACAATGTTGATGAAAAACGTCAAACAAATTATTTAACAATTATAATACCAACCCAACAAGGGTTGACCATGGACACAATAATGCAAAGAACTCCAGTTAAAATTAAAAGACCATATTTTGTTTTAGATTATGTTGGAGATAAGGAAGGGTTTTTTATTTATTGGTTAAAGAAAAGAAACTTTTTAAACATAAAAACTTTCTTTATGACGGCCAAATTTTATGATGCAAAAAATGGATATTTTACCAAAATGATGAACGTTCCACAATCTTCAATTTCTGGTGATAAGTTTGTTTTTGATAGTACACAGTATTTCTATTATAGGGTTGAATTGGATTATGAAAAACACAATTACCAAGTGTTTAATATGAATCCAACACAAACACTTTATAGTAATTTGGGTGGAAGAGCAGGGGCAACAATACCCATAAAATGGTATGAATATGTTAATCCAAAATAATGGAAGATTTTTATAAAATAATTGTATCGCCAGAGACAATACTTGGAGATTTATTTTTAGTAAATTTACAAGGACAAGATGTTAATAATACTTATTCAGCACAAACTGTTGGGGTTTATTCTGCAATGACTCAAGTAGTTAGTTCAGGTCCTAATGGTACTTCTTTATTAACGGGATTGACCGTACCAATTTTAATTAGACAAACAGCTGTTGACGTTGGTTATTATAGTCCGTTTGACGGAGCTGTATTACAAAAAGATGTTGTTGCTAATTTTATATTTTCTTCAACAACGTCAAACCCTTACGTATATAATATCTACAATACTTCAAGTGAGTTTCAAAAATTCCTTGACTTGTCTGCATATAAAGTAGATTGGGGTGATGGGTCACCAAAACAAACTATTACAACGTATACTCCAAACTCGTTAAGCCACACCTACCCAACGGCAAATACAACCTATACAATTTCATTAGAACAAACAAATCCATGGGGTGTTACAAGGGTTTCTAAAACTATTACAACACCGTATAGTTTGGTAACTCCAACAAATCCAAATGGGGAGGCATTCTTCATTCCTGCTGGTGGTAACTGGGCGGGCACACCTGTTAGTTATGATTATATCTTTTCAGGAGATGCGGTTAATGAAGTATCTGCACAAACATCATTTAATTATGTTACGGTACCATATACTATTTCAGGTTTAACTAAGTCAAGTATAACGGATTTGGCTTTGTATGGTTCGGTAAAATATGTTGTTGGGGCGGTTGTAATTAAGAATGGTCAAATATGGGGTACGGTGACTGATATGAACCCTATTTATACCGCATATACAATAAATAATGTTAATTACTTTGATTATGTTGATGGTACCACAATATTTTTTGAACAATCTTCAGGATTTACTCAAAATAATTTAACTCAAACACCAATAACAAAAGATGAAGTTTTACTTAAGGTTGTTGACCAAGCACAGATACAAACAAACATTTTCATTGAAAGAGGAAAGAACTCGGCGTATGAAAGAATTCAACGAATGGGTGAGGTAGATAATCTTGGAGATATGATTAATTACGGGTATGGATTTTTTAACGTTGAAAAAAAGAACTAAACTATTTATAAGATAAAAAGAAACTATGGCAATCGGCGCATATGGAACAATTAGACCTTCAGACGTATCACCTGAAGATGTACAAATTATAATGAACTATACACCATCAAGGGATGTTACAGATACTTTTATCCTAACAGAGCTTGATGCTCAGACATTATTAAAACCTTATTTTAATAACACAGAAACTGGTGGAAACGCTGGCGTTGAAATTTTAGGTGGATTATATAACTTAACATTACCCGCAGAACAATTTAACGCTCTTGGGATTTATACTTTATATTTAAGACCAGCTCAAATTAGAACTAAAATTACAGATTGTGGTGTGTTAAGTGCATTACCAAATGTTAAAGGTATTGTAATTGACATTACAAACGTACCTGTACAATTTCAAAATAAATTTGTACCTCAAGGATTGGTTGGATTTAGAATTGAATATTTAAATGCTGACGGTTCAAAAATACCTAATTTCTTTAGAGTTGTTACATCATCATTCTTCTGTGAACCAGTTGTCACAAACGAGATTAATACAACACAAAAATCTATAAGATATAGATACGTTGATGGTAATTCAAATTTAATATTTTTAACATTGTCACCATCATCGTCACCAACAAATAAGCCAAATGCGACACCATTTATTGGACAACCAGACCAAAATATTATAATTTCAAATACATTTTTCAATCCTGTTACATTAGAGATTGATATGGTTGAGTACGATATTTCGTCTCTTGCAATTGCACTTTACGGTAACCAAACTAAATCTATTGATGACGGTATCTACACAATTTACGACACTGAAAATAACATTTACAGACAATACAACTTGTATGAGATTAGAGACCAATTTAACGCATTACTTTATGAGGTTAGACAAAATAGAGGAAATAATATTGATTTTAGTAAAAACTTTACAACGATAACGACTTAATGGCGGTAGAAATTAAAAATACTAAATACTTTTATCCCCCAAGACCAGGTAATGGTGCGGGTACCTTTTCTGACAACATTGTAGGATTACAAACTGTTGAGGGTGGAGGACTTACGCAAGGTAACTTTGAGTTTACTACGGGTGTAACAGAAAAGGTTAATAGAGTTTTTAATGTAGGGGCGTTTTCTGAACCCATGTCTTTAGACATGATGGGTATTGATAACTTAGAGGAAAGTAGACGAATTATGGCAACCCAATTTAGGGTTTACCCAAATTATGATATTTCGCAAGTTCTTAACTTTTCAATGTATGGTTCATTGTCTGAAAGATTTAGAGTTTCAATAACAAGAATTATTAATTATTTTCCTGCGTCGTTAGATGTAATGTTTAACAATGATGATTACGTAACTGGTAATACCGCTTATGATATTGTTTATGATTCTCAGGCGGACGAAACATATTTTAAAGTAAATGTTGATAGGATTAATAATCCTTTTGATATTGATTATTCTATTAGTGCCACAACTAACTTATCAGTCAGAGAAATTAGTGTCTCACCATATAGAAATTTATATAACACTTATTTGGATTATTGTGTTAGTATTAATGATGATATATTCCAAATATTGGCGTTTGTACCTTCTGAAACATTGTCATCAGGGGAAATACAATTTTATGTTTCTGGTGCTCCGTTTGGTGTAAGTGCAACAACAATAAATGACGACTTTGAAATAAGACCAAATGATTATATTGTTGACAAAGTTTTTTTAGAATCATTTGATGAAGTTGAAAAATTCTTGGTTAATAGATTGGTGAGACCTGAATATACCGCAGTTTTTCAAGTCCCACAACAAAACGAGTTTGGTCAAGTTTATACAGAATATAAACAAGTTACTTGGCCAAAACAAGGTACATGGAATTTAGATATTCGTTCGTTTTTGTTTGACAGTTACTTAGAGGAAATCCAAGCAATTGCGGTTAATTTAGATTCATTTAAAACAAATTTAATTTCAAGGTTTTTAATAACAGACTCATTAAAAGAGTTTGATACGTTAGGTCAAAAAGTTGAAAAAATATTTCAAATCTATGGTAGAAGTTTTGACCAAGTAAAACAATTTATTGACGGTTTGGCGTATATGAATTCTGTTAATTATAATCCATCAAACGATATACCTTCAGAATTGTTAGTTAACTTAGCAAGGACATTAGGTTGGTCGTCAAACTTTTCACCAATAACTAATGAAGATTTTTTAAGTTCTGTATTTGGTAATACTTCAACTCCAACATATCCTGGATATGCTAGAGCTTTAACACCAACAGAATTAAACTACGCATATTATAGAAATTTAATTCTTAACGCTTCTTATCTTTTTAAATCAAAAGGAACTAGAAGGTCTATTGAGTTTTTATTAAGATTGATTGGAGCTCCTGATTCATTAATTGAATACAACGAACACATTTATTTAGCCGACCAAAGAATTAATCTTGACCAA